CATGTTAAATGGAAAGAAATCCCCCCATTAAAGGGACCTGACCCTAGAGACTTGATTAAAGAACCAAAAGAAGATAAACAAGATAAACTGGAGAAAATAAATGGCAGACGTAGATAAATCTTTACCCAACGTAAGACAGAATATAACTGTACCCTCGGATGAGGAAATGATGGATGTCCAAACGGATATCCAAGAAACTATTCCTAGTGAAGACAGTACCGAGATTACAGAAAACGAAGATGGTTCGGTTGATATTAATTTTGAACCAGGGGCACAAGCTCCAGAAGATGCAGACAATCATTACGCTAACTTAGCAGCCTTGTTGCCAGATTCTATTCTCGAGCCTCTAGGATCTGAGTTACATAACAATTACACAGACTACAGAGAGTCACGTCGAGAGTGGGAACAAGCATATGCTAAAGGTTTAGATTTATTAGGATTTCAGTTTGAACAAAGAACACGTCCTTTCCAAGGAGCAAGTGGTGCAACGCATCCAGTATTAGCTGAAGCTGTAACTCAGTTTCAAGCACAAGCTTACAAAGAATTACTACCAGCAGATGGTCCAATTAGAACACAGATCTTAGGAAAAATTACACCAGAAAAGCAGGATCAAGCAACTAGGGTCACTAACTTTATGAACTATGAACTCATGAATGTTATGAAAGAATACGAACCCGAGTTTGATCAGATGTTGTTTTATTTACCTCTAGCAGGTTCAACATTTAAAAAAGTTTATTATGACGATTTATTGGAACGAGCAGTATCAAAATTTGTTCCAGCAGATGATTTAGTCGTTCCGTATTCTGCAACCTCATTGGAGGATGCGGAAGCGATTATTCATGTTATTAAAATTTCAGAAAACGATTTGCGTAAACAACAAGTGTCAGGGTTCTATAGAGATATAGAATTGTTTGCACCTTACGAAGATGAATCTGAAGTTAAGAAAAAAGAACGAGAACTAGAAGGAGTTAGAGCAACAGGTTATCAAAAAAATGACAAGATGTATAGTTTGATTGAATGCCATGTTGATTTAGATCTAGAGGGTTTTGAAGATAGAGGCGATGATGGAATGCCAACAGGAATTAGACTTCCATACATTGTAACCGTAGATAACTCTTCAAGAAATGTTTTATCTATAAGAAGAAACTATAAAATAGACGATCCAAAAAAGAAAAAAACTGATTACTTTGTGCATTTTAAATTTTTGCCTGGTTTAGGTTTTTACGGTTTTGGTTTGATTCATATGATTGGTGGTTTAACAAGAGCGGCAACAGCTGCACTTAGACAACTAATCGATGCTGGTACATTATCTAATTTACCTGCAGGATTTAAACAAAGAGGTATTCGTGTAAACAACGATGCTCAATCTATCCAACCCGGTGAATTTAGAGATGTAGATGCACCTGGTGGAAATATAAAAGACGCTTTCATGATGCTGCCATACAAAGAACCATCACAGACTTTATTACAGTTGATGGGTATTTGTGTTTCAGCAGGACAGAGATTCGCATCAATTGCTGACATGCAAGTTGGTGATGGGAACCAACAAGCAGCTGTTGGTACAACTGTAGCTCTTTTAGAACGTGGTTCAAGAGTCATGTCAGCGATCCATAAAAGACTTTATGCTTCTATGAAAAACGAATTCAGCATGTTGTCGGATGTATTTTCAACATACCTACCTCCAGTATATCCCTATGATGTAGTGGGTGGAAACAATGAAGTTAAACAAACTGACTTTGACGACAAAATAGATGTTTTACCTGTAGCAGATCCTAATATATTTTCTGCAACACAAAGAGTATCTATTGCACAAACAGAATTACAACTAGCTCAATCAAATCCACAGATCCACAATCTGTATGAAGCTTATAGAGACATGTATGTAGCAATTGGTGTTAAGAATATTGACACAATTTTACCACCACCAGAAAAACCTGCTCCAAAAAACCCGGCATTAGAACATATTGATGCTTTAGGGGGCAAACCTTTCCAAGCTTTTACAGGTCAAGACCATCAAGCACACATTTCGGCGCATTTATCATTCATGGGAACATCAATGGCGCAAAATAACCCGTTAATTATGACTTCATTAGAGAAAAACATCTTTGAACACATGAATTTAATGGCAGATGAGCAAGTTCAGTTAGAATTTAAAGATAAAATTGCACAAGTTCAACAAATTCAACAACAAATGCAACAAGACCCGCAAATGCAGATGCAAATGCAGTCTAATCCACAAATGCAACAACAAATGCAAACTCAACAACAACAATTACAGATTGAAATTGAATCTCGTAAGGCTGTTTTGATTGCAGAGATGACAGAAGACTTTGTTAAAGAACAAAAAGAAGCAATTGGTGATTTAGGTAATGATCCACTGGTTAAACTAAGAGCAAGAGAACTTGATCTTAAAGCACAAGAGAATATGAGACGACAAAAAGAAGATGACAACAGATTGAACTTAGATAAAATGAAAAGTTTGATGAATCAGAATCTTCAAGAAGATAAGATGGAACAACAAGAAGATTTAGCTATATTAAGGGCAAGCACTTCTCTTGAAAAACAGAAAATGTCAAATAAAGTTAAAATGAAAAACGATCAAATGAAACAACAAGATGTAAGAATCTTAAAACGACCTAGGAGTTAATTATGGCAAGACCAGGACTATACGCAAACATCAATGCTAAGAAAAAAGCAGGTACTTCAAAAAGTAAAGCTAAAAGTACTATTACACCTAAAGCTTATGCTAATATGAAAGCAGGGTTTCCAAATAGTAAAAAAAACAAGGCTAAAGCGTAATGGCTACGGCAGCATGGACTCGAAAAGAAGGTAAGTCACCTTCTGGTGGATTAAATGCTAAAGGCCGTGCCTCTTATAATAAATCTACTGGCGGTAATTTAAAAGCACCACAGCCCGAAGGTGGATCTAGAAAAAAATCTTTTTGTGCCCGAATGAAAGGCATGAAGAAAAAATTAACATCAGCTAAAACAGCTAATGATCCTAATTCTAGAATTAACAAATCTTTAAGAAAGTGGAAGTGTTAATGGATGGTATTAGAAATCTTTTTAGAAAAAAATTAGAAGCTGGTGGACCTTCAGGTGAAGGAGGGCATCAAAATATTGATCCAAATGATTTACCTCTTGTAAGAAAACCAGGTTGGTTAAATGTTATGGATGGTCCTGATGCAGGCGACGCAGCAAGAAAATATATTGCAGATCAAAAAAAATATGACCAAGCTAAAGCGCAAGCAGAAGCTAGATATAAAGAAAGACAATTTTATGTACCTAGGAAAAATAGTCTAAATGATATTAGAGCAAATCAAAACAGATATAGAAATATGAACCAAGGTGGTGTTGCTTCTATGTTTAGAAAAAAATTAGAAGACGGAGATTTATCTCCCGAAATTATTTCACAAATAGAATCGATGGCAGCAACAGGGGCTGATGCTTCTACAATTTCAGCTTTAGTGGGTGTGAGTGAAGAACAAGTTAATAATGTTTTAATGAGTGGTAGTACAAGTGAAGTGATGCCTGTTGAAAGTGAGGAGATAGTTGAGACTGCTGAAGTTACCGAAGAAGCAGATCCATTATTAAATTTGTTTCAACAAAATGATTCTTTAAACAACGATCAATCAATAACAACTTTATTTAACACAGCAGAAAATCCAGTTAACGCAAATATGACAGGTGAACCTGTTGGTATCATGGCAGCTAGAGGTGGAAGAATAGGATTTGCAGGTGGTGGAAAGGATGCTGGCAAAGACTCAGATTTTGGTAGTGAAGACTATGGTAATGACGATGGTGGAACTACCGGACCAAGTCCTCTTGATGTTGCTGGACCAGTAACAACCAGCTTTACAGACGATGATGACAATAGAGAAAAATATGGAGCAGAAACACAGTACTCTAATTTTGCCGACCCAGAATTTGATGATGATACTAATCCACTTAAAAATTTACGTCCCCACCAAATAAAAGAACTTACCATAATGGATAAGTATGATAATCTGATTAATCCTACTTTTAAAGATAAATGGAATAACATAAAAAATGCTTATACACTTGGTAGTAAAGTTTCTAAAATAGGAAGCGGAGTTTTAGGTGCCTTAGGAGCAATATCTGCAGTTGTTGGTGCAATTTCAAAAGAAAAAGAATTTAACAAACAGCTTAACAAGGACATACAAACTTTAAAAGACATGGAGGTTGCCGATTTTAATCCTACGGTTGATACGCCTATTCAAACATTAGAACAGATACAAGTAGATAAATTAAATAATAGAATTAACAAAGAAGTTGATGATGGACCAGATGGAGTAGAACCTTATATTTCCCCAGTAACCCTTGAAGTAGACCAAGATTTCGCTGAAGGAGAATCACTTGGATTTAATATGAGAAGTGCATTAGACAAAATAAGAGCTAATCAAGCACGAAGAAGCGGTTCTGTGGGTACAGGTAATATACAGGACAATCAAATTATGATGGCAAATAGGGGTGGACTTGCAGGATTATTTAGAGTAAAAAATCAATAGGAGAAAACATTATGAGAAATGACTTTGGAAATAGACCTTATGTTGAAAGATACCCTAACTCTAGTAAAGCTAGTGGATCTAAGAAACAAGGTGCGAATGATAGACTTGACGAATCATTAGGTATGAGAGATGGCAAAGAATCTACAAAGACTCAAAGCTATAAAGATAGAAGAGACGAATCTAGAGGAGCAGAATAATGAACTCATCAAGAATGAATAAACTGGAAGAACTTGGAAGAGTTGATTCAGAAAAAGCTTTTACTAAAAAAGGTAAAAGAAATTTAAAAGATGAAAAAAAAAGAATTGTTAAAAGTCTTAAAGGTGGTGGAATGTCATCAAGAGGACTTGGCAAAGCTTTTAGAGGTGGAGGATTAGTATAATGAAAAATTGGCAAATAGGATCTGGTTTTGTTAAAGAACCAAAAGTTACTGTAGGACCTGGAATTACAAAAGACGGTTGTGCTACAGGAGGTGTTGTAATTGAAACTACAAACCCTACAGAATCTCAAACAGTAGATGTTAGAGGTACTAAAAGAATGAGACCTGACAAAAAACCAGTTAAAGCTACTTGGTATTAAGCTATGTGGTTAAGTGCTATTAAATTAGCCGTTTCCGCTGGAAGTAAAATTTACGCTAACAAACAGAGAACTAAAATGGCTATGTCAGATGCACAGCTTATGCATGCATCAAAAATGGCTCGAGGTGAGGAAGCTTACCAAGGCAAACTTTTAGAATCTAGACAATCAGATTGGAAAGACGAATTTATTTTGATTTTATTGTCAA